AGCGTCGCGCCGTCGTAGCGGTTGGCGGCGTTTCCCTCGACGATCTCGACCGCGCCCAGGTCCATCGCCGCGATCGCGCGCTCGACCGAGGCGCGCGAGCCCTTGATGCGGTGGATCGCCAGACTTTCGGCGATCACGCGGCGCCGGGTGGCCTCCGGCCAGGCGGCGTCCCAGACATCGACCGACAGCGCCCACGCCAGCCAGGGCAGCAGCGCCGCCGGACAGCGCTCCGGCGACCACAGGTCGCGGATCGGCACCGGCGCATCGAAGCGCGCGCCGATGGCGTCGGCGGCGGCGCGCTCCAGCGCGGTCGCGTTCGGCGGCAGCAGCGCGGCGGTCATGGCGCCGTCTCGACGGTGATGGTGACGACGCCGGGCGAGACCGCCTGCGTCGCGGTCGCCTCGACGTCGGCCGCCGGCGCGGCCAGCGCCACGCGCTCGACGCCCGGCACGGTCAGCGCCGCGAAGATCGCGCTGCGCGGCAGCGACCGGCCCAGCCTGCGCGCCCGCGCCAGCAGCGCGTCCAGCCCGGCGCGGGCGGCCGCCTCGGCCACCTCGGCGCCCGGCCCCGGCGCCAGCGTCAGCGTCGCGGTCACCGCCACGGTCAGGATCTGCGCGCCCGCGACGAACACGCTGTCGTTGAGCTGGCGGATCGCGGGGTTCTTCAGCACCGCCTCCACCGCCGTCAGCAGCGCGGCGTCGGCGGTCCCGTCGCCGTCGGTGGACAGGATGGTCGCCAGCACGTCGCCGGGCTGCGGCGAGGTGATCGCGGCGTCGGCGACGCGCGGATCGGCGCCCAGCGCGTAGAACATGTAGCGCCCGGCGGTGCCTGCGGCGGTGGCGGCCTCCAGCGCCAGCTGCACCCGGCGGCGCAGCGTCGCGTCGTCCTCCAGCACCGGCGCGCGCGGCGGGGCGGCCTGCGCGTCGCCGGGGTCCAGCACCCGCCGCGCCACCGACATCAGCGCCGCCAGATGGTCGAGGTCGGCGCCGCCTGCGCTCGCCAGCATCACCGCGCGGGCGCCGTCGTTGACGCGCTGACGCCACAGCAGCTCGCGATACGCCGCCACCTCCAAAAGCTTGAGCGCCGGGTCGCTCTCGACCCAGGCGTCGAAGGCGGGCCAGCGCGCGGAAAAATCCGCCTTCAGCGCGTCGAGGATCGCCTCGTAGGCCAGCGTCTCGATCACGTCAGGCGGCGGCAGCGCGCCCAGATCGACCGCGTCGAACGGGTTGGCGACGGTCATGACAGCACCCCGGCGCCGATCACCACGCCCGAGTCGGTTTGGCGGCCGTCCACCACGCCGCTCAGGCTGACCGTCACCGCGCCGTCCGGTCCGGCGTCCGACACCTGCACCCGGCGCAGCCGGTAGCGCGGCTCCCACTCCCCGATCGCCTCGGCGCAGGCCATGAAGAAATCCACCGCCGTGCGCTGGCCCAACGGCGCGTCGATCAGCGCGCCCAGATCGACGCCATAGCCGCGCCGCATCACGCGGCTGCCCTTCGGCGTGGTCAGCAGGTCGGCCAGCGACTGCTGCAGATGCGCGTCGCCGCCCAGCGCCCGCCCGTCGCCGCGCCCCATGCCGATCATGCGCCGTCCTTCGCCCGGCGCCTCGGCGCAGGCGCGATCACGGGCGCGATCACGGGCGCGTCGGCGGGCGCGATCACGGGCGCGATCACGGGCGCGATCACGGGCGCGATCACGGGCGCGGCGTCCCCTGCCGGGCGGACATGCTCGTATTTCGCCGCCCGCGCGCTCAGGCTCAGGCGGTCGCCCGCGCGGCGCAGCCGCCCGGCGATCCAGCCGTCCTTCTCGACGATGTAATCGGCCATTGCGCTCTCCCTACTGCTGCGGCGGGCCGCTGAGGCCGCCGCCGGTCTGGACGTTGGTGTGGCGATGCTCCAGCAGGCTCACGCCGCCGCCTGCGGTCACGTCGCCTGCGGCGTCGATCCGCCCGGTGACGGTCACGTCGCCGACGATGGTCACGCCGCCGGGCGCCTCGATGCGCGCCGTCCCGCCGCCGGGCAGCAGCGCGCGCAGCGCATGGGCGGCGCGGTCATACTCGATCACCGCGCCGTCGGCGTAGACCATGCGGTGCACCGTTGCGGCGTCGGCGGGCGCGGGGTGGGCGTCGGCATACAGGCCCGCCAGCACCACCGCCTGCTCGCCGCGCCCGGCGGGGGTCAGCACCACCACCTGCTCGCCCGGCTCCGGCGCGCTCCAGGCGCGGTCGGCCCCGGCGCGCGCCGCCAGCCACGGCAGCCAGGCGGTGGTCAGATCGCCGATCGCCACCCGCACCCGCGCCGCGCCCGCGTCCAGCGCGGCGACGCGGCCGATGCGCACCGCCTGCTCGGCCTTGCGGTCCAGCTCCGCCAGCAGGAACCGGCTCATGGCGCATCCCCCACCAGGTCGTAGGCCGCCTCGAAGGCGGCGCCGATCTCGGGCGCCCAGCTGTAGTAGAGGTCCACCGGCACGCCGGGCGCGGGCGCCGCCTCCAGCATCAGCGGCTGCGCCCAGCTCACCGCCCACAGGCTCACGCCCTGGCCGCGCGCCCCGGCGCTGTAGAGGTTCTCCGCCGCGACGCTCCGCGCCTGGCCCAGATCGGGCGACCCCCAGCGGGCGCCCTCCGCCAGCGCCAGCAGCGCCTGCGCGATGGCCGCCGCCGCCCGGTCGCGCGGCAGGGCGGGCGCGTCGCGGGTGACGATGAACGCCGCCAGCTGCGCCTCGCGCCGCATCGCCGGGCCGGAGACCTCGACGCCCTTATCGACCCGCAGCAGCGCCACCCGCACGGCGGGGGCGCGCGCGGTGAACGCCTTCAGCTCGTCCAGATCGAACCGCCCGGCGTGGGCGGCGACTTCGCGCAAGCCCGGCAGCGCGGCGCGGATCGCGTCGGCGACGCGGTCGGGCAGGTCGGCCAGCAGCGCCGGATCGCTCATGCCACGCCCCCAAGGCTGCGCGTCCAGAACGTCTCGACCGCGTCGGCCAGATCCTGCTCGTCCTGATCCGAGACGCCCAGATAGGGCCGCGCCGGAATATTGGGCCGCTTCGTCCCCGCGCCGGACAACTGGTGGATCGCGGCGTAGACCAGCGCCGAGCCGACCTCGACGCCGCCGCCGCGCCGCTCGAAATACAGCGCGTCGCCCAGGTCGCCCTCCTGCCGCAGCAGGCTCTGCCCGGTCCGGCGGGTGGCGGCGTGGCGCGCCGACCATGGCGCCCAGGCGGCGCCGTCGGGGCCGCGCTTCTCGTCCTGGATGCGCCGCCGGGCGCCGCCCTCGGCGACGGCGCCGAGAATGTCGAGCAGCGCCGGGTCATGCGCGCGCAGGCCTTCGAACCGCGCGATGGCGGCGCGCAGCGGCGCGGTGTCGATCTCCAGCGCGACGGCGGTCATGGCGCAAAGCCCTCCATCACAGATCCCTCAGCGTCGCGCGCGAGAACAGCCGCGGCGGCCCGGCGATCACCACCGGGCGCGGTCCCTGGCCGGAAAACGGATCGTCCGGGTCGGGCGGCGGCGCGCCGGGGTCGGGCGGAAAGCTCAGGCGCGCCTTGCCGTCGGCGATGCGCTTCAGCACCGCCACCGCGTCGTCATAGCGGGTGCGGTGCTCGTCGGTGCGCACGCCGCCGTCCAGCGCCAGCCGGTAGAGCGCGATGTCGCAGGCCAGCTGCACCAGCTGCGGCGGCGTCGCCGCCAGCGGCAGGGCGTAGGCGGCGCCGACATGCAGGTCGATCTCGTCGGAGGCGCGGACCAGCGCCGCCGCCACCGCGCCCGCGTCCGCCACGCCGTCGCCGTCGCGGTCGGCGACGCCGGTCAGCGCGTCGGCGCCATACAGCGCCTCGATGTCGGCCTGGGTGGCGTAGGGCATGGCGCGTCCCGTCAGCGGGGGTCAGGGAAAAGCGCGCGCCCCGGCAGGGCGCGCGCGCAGGCGGCGCGGCGGGCTTTAGCGCCCCTTCGCCGCAGCCTTCTCGGGCGCCTTTTCTGGCGCCTTCTCGGGCGGCGTGACGTCCTCGACGACCAGCATCGCCTCGGCGCGCAGCGCCGCGATCTGGGCGGCGTCGAAGGCGCCCGCCGGGTGCGTCACCCAGTCGGCCGGATGGGCGACGCCCGCGCGGCGAAAGCCGTCGCGCAGGCTCTTGATGCGCAGCGCGCCCATCACGCCGGCGCCCCCGCTCACGCCAGCCACGGCGTGGTGAGGACGTCGAGCCGCTGATAGGTCGGGTTCGAGGCGCCGCCGTCGGTCATCATCACCTTGACCGTCTTGGTCGCCTCCGCCTCCAGCGCGGGCGGCACCACCAGCAGGTTGGGCGTCACGCCCAGCGGGCGGCCGCCGTCGGCCTTGACGCTCATCATCGCCTCGATCACCGTGAACAGGCTGTCGGAGGTCAGCGCCGCCTTGCTCATATGGGCGAACTGCCACAGGCCGAAGCCGGTGGCGAAGCGCATGTCAACGCCCCACAGGAAACGCTTCGACATGAACACCTGGTCGCTGTCGCGCGGGTTGAACTTGGTGATCAGGTCGGCGGCGCGGCGCTGCTGCACGATGAACGGCTTCAGCGGCCGGTCGGTGGCCAGCACGAACCAGGCCGGGCCGGCCCCGGCGGTCAGGTTCGAGACCGAGGTGACCGCGCCGGTGCCGTCATGGTTGGCGGCGACCGGGTGGTCGATGTCGAAGAAGAACTGGCCGTCATAGGCCAGCGCGCTGTCGCCCGCCTTGATCATCGGCCACAGCGCCAGGTCGATCTGGGTGGCGGCGGCGTAGCCCATCTCCTGAAACATCGGCCCATAGGTGCCGAAGCGGTCGTCCTCGATGGCGTCGCGGTCGATGCCGACCGTGGCCTCGTAGGCCTTGTTCTCGATCTCGTAGGCGTGCGCCTTCATGTCCTTGACCACACGGTCGCCGATCCACTCGCGCATCTGCGGGAACTGGCCCAGCCAGCCGTAGGTGTTCTTGGCGTCGGTCGAGGGCACGGCGGTCGCGACCCGGTCCCAGATCGGCGCGGCTTTCGCCTGGCCGGCCTGGAACTCGCGGCGAAAGCCGGTGTGCAGCGCCGTGATCAGCGCGGGCGTGATAGCGGCCATCAGGCGGCCTCCCCTTTGAGTTTCGCAAAGTCAGCCTTGTCGATGCCCAGCGCGGCGCAGACCGCCAGATCCTCGGCCGTCAGCGCGCCGAAGCCCCCGCCGCCGTCCGGCTTCGCCGCCGGCGTCGCGGGCGCCACCAGCGCGGGCGACGCCGCGACCATCGCCGCGAACTTCTCCACGCCGCCCTCGGCGCGGCAGGCGTCCACGTAGAAGCCGCGCGCGGCGGGGGCGATCTTGCCGGCCTCGACCGCGCCGTCCACGGCGGCGGCGATGCGCGCGGTCAGGTCCGCGTCGTCGCGCGCCTTCAGCGCGGCTTCGGCGGCCTGCGCGCGGGCCAGCGCCTGCTCGACGTCGGCGCGCGGCGCGAACTTCGCCATGTCGGGCGCGTCGGCGCGGTCGCGCATCTGCTTCATGGCGCAGACCGCCACTTCGATCTCGGGCAGGCTCGCCGTCTCCGGCAGGTCCGCCGCCTTCGCGAGGCGCGAAAGGTCCATCGGGGTCTCCTTTTCAGCGCGGCTCAGCGCCGCCATTCTCAATGCAGGGGTGTTGGTCAGCGCCGCCGACACGATGGCGGTCACCTCGCCGGTCGCCTTGTCCCAGGTGAAGGCGGGGCTGAGATAGCGATAGGCGCGCGAGGCCACCGCCTTGCGGCCCTTGTCCAGCCACTCGACCCGCGCCCACAGCTGCGCGCCCGCGTCGCTGGCGCGCGCCACGATCTCCTTGATCCAGCCGACGGCCGGGGCCGCCTCGCCGCTCGCGCCCCTGATCTGGGTGGCGTGCTCCATGTCCACCGGCAGGTCGGCGCCATGCGCGCGAAACGCCGCGATCACCGCGTCGGGGCTGCTCAGCCGCCAGAACCGCCCGTCGCGCGCCGCCATCGCCGATCCCG